CTAGCGGGCGGGATGTGCACCGCCCTCGCCGCGGCATGCGGCGGGACGCGCGCCTGGGCGCTCGAGCTGCTGCGCGCCCACCCGCGCACCTTCGACAGCTTCTGGCTCGACGCCTTCGGCGCGCCGGCGCCCCCGGCGGGGGACGGCGGCGCGATGGCGCCGGGTGACATAGACGCGATACTGGGCCTCCGATGACGAAAGGGGGCCCTTTCCATGGCCAAGGCAGGACTGGACGTCGACGTGCGGCTCGACGGCACCGACCGCGTCGCGCAGGCGCTGCGCGACGCGCAGCCCAAGCTCAAGGAGCGGACGGTGCCCGTCATGCAGCGCGCGGCCGCCGACATCGCGCGCAACGCCATGTTCCGGGCCCGCCAGGAACCGGAGGGCCTGTGGTCGCGGTGGAGCCGCGCCCGGCGCGGGTACCTGAGCCCGGCGAGCCCCACGTACCGCGACAAGAAGAAGGGCGAGTACTGGTTCCGGGTCGAGACCCCGGGCACCGCCGCCGGCAGGGCCGAGGCCGTCAGCGAGTTCGCGCGGCTGGCGGTCAAGCCGCAGGGCGCGGCGCTCGTGAGGACGCTCGACTCGCTGTATGGGCGCCCGGGCGGCTCCGGCGGCGGCCGCATCCTGTGGGCCGCGGCCGACGACGCCGCCGACAGGATCGTGTCCGACATCGGCCGCGCCGCCGAGCAGGCGGCCGCCGACATCGAGAGGGAGATGGGTGAGGCGTAATGGCCGGCGGATCCGTGAAACTCAGCATCTACTCGACGTTCAAGGACGACGGCACCAAGAAGGCCGAGAGGGCCATCGACGCGTTCGCGAAGAGGTTCGGCAAGCTCGACGAGAAGACGGGCGTCAAGACCATCGACGACGCGACGCGCGCCCTGCTCGAGCAGTCGACGCAGGCCGACCTCGCGGCCGCGAGGTGGCAGGGCTACTCCGACAAGCTCGGCGCGGCCGGCGTTGCCATAACCAAGTACGTGAGCGCCGGCGCGGGGGCGGTCGCCGGGGCGTCGGTGAAGCTCGCGAGCGACTTCGAGGACAGCTACGCCAAAGTCAAGACGATCATGGACAAGTCGGCCGTCGCGCCCGAGAAGATGTCGGCCGACATCCTGAAGCTGTCGACCGAGACCGGCAAGGCGGCCACCGAGCTCAACGAGGCCGTGTACCAGTCGATCTCGGCCTCGGTGGAGACCGAGAAGGCGGTCGGCTTCACGGCCGACGCCGTGAACCTGGCGAAGGCCGGCTTCACGGACACGTCGACGGCCGTCGACACGCTCACCACAACCATCAACGCCTACAAGATGAGCGCCGACGACGCCGGGGCGATCTCCGACAAGCTCGTCCAGACGCAGAACAAGGGCAAGACGACCGTCGACGAGCTCGGCTCGTCGCTCGGCGCCGTCATCCCGACGGCTGCCGCGTACGGCGTGAGCCTCGACAACCTGCTCACCGGCTACGTGGAGCTCACCAAGCAGGGCATCAACACGGCCAACGCGACCACGGCGCTCAACGGCATGCTCACCGAGCTGGCCGACGACGGCAGCGTCGTGAACGGCATCCTGCAGGACATGTCGGGCAAGACGTTCGGCGAGCTCATGAGCAGCGGCGCGAGCCTGGGCGACGTGATGTCGATGCTCATGGAGCGAGCCGGCGGCAACAGCGAGGAGTTCGCCAACCTCTGGAGCAACGTGCGCGCTTCCAAGGCCGCGCTCGCCCTGGCGAACGCCGGCGCCGACGAGTTCAACGCCGAGCTCGACGCGATGGCGACGTGCTCGGGCAACGTCTCGGCGGCCCTCGAGGACCTCGTAACGCCGAGCTCGCGCGCGAACAAGGCCATGAACGCCATGAAGAACACGGGCATCGAGCTCGGGGAGCAGTTCCTGGGCGCCCTGGCCCCCGCGCTCGAGACGGGCGCGTCCAAGGCGCAGGAGCTGTTCGGCTGGTTCTCGAGCCTCGACCAGGGAACGAAGCAGGCCATCGCATCGGTCACCGGCGTCGCCGCCGCGGCGGGGCCCGCGGTGCTCGGCCTGTCGAAGATGGCCGGCGGCGTCTCGTCGGCGCTCTCGGCGTACGGCGACCTCACCGCGAAGCTCGCGAAGGTGTCGGCCGAGGGCGGCAGGTTCGCGGGCGTGGCCGGGACGCTCGGCACGGCGCTGTCGGGCCCCGTGGTCGCCGGCGCGCTCGCGGCCGGGGCGGCGGTGGCCGTCGTGGCGACCGCCGCGTACGACGCCTGGAAGCGCGCGGACGAGCTCGAGGGCGCGACCACGCGCCTCACCGAGGCCTGCACGTCGGGGGCGCCGTCGCTCGAGGCGGCGTCGGCCGGCATTCTGGCCATCGGCCAGGCCTCGGGCCGCGCGGCCGTCGACGTCGACGGCCTCACCCGGGCGCAGAGCGAGCTCGCATCGGAGATCGCCGAGCGCAACTCGCAGGCGCAGTCCGACATCAACCGGCTCGAGAGCGCGCGCCAGGTCCTCGACCGGTACATGAACACGACCGTCGAGGGAGCGCAGGCCCAGGGCCAGTTCCGCGCGGCCATCGCCACGGTGAACGAGCTGTGCGGCACCCAGTACGAGGTCGTCGACGCGGCCAACGGCAAGGTGGCCGACGAGCGCGGCGAGATCCTCGAGACGTGCGGCGCCATCGACGAGTACATCGCCAAGAAGCAGCAGCAGATCCGCGCCGACGCGCTCACCGAGAACCTCGGCGACCTGTACAAGCAGCAGGCCGACGACATCGCGGCCGTGGCCGAGAAGACCGAGGCTCTGCGCCGCGCGCAGGCCGACCTCGCCGCGGCAGAGGACGCCGGCATGACGGGCGAGACGTGGCAGGCGTACGCGGACAACGTGTCGACCGCCGAGGCCGAGCTCGCCAAGGCGCAGTCGAACTTCGACTCATGCACGAAGTCGATCGAGGCGACCGAGGAGATGCTCGGCAACGCGGCCGCCGCGGCCGACGACGCCGACGCGTCGCTCTCGACGCTCGCCTCCGGCAACTCGGTCGTCGCGGGGTACTTCGGCGAGGCGACCGACGACCTGTCGGCTTTCTGCGGGTCCCTGGAGGCCGCCGGCGTCTCGACCGAGCGGTTCCGCAGCCTGTCCGACACCGAGCTGCTCGGCCTCGCGCAGTCCTGGCGCGGCAGCACCGACGACATACGCGCGTACATGGACGGGTTGGCGTCCGAGATGCCCGGGAAGGGCGAGGCGGCGGCCCAGGGCGCGGCAGACGGCATCGCATCGGGGCAGGGCGCGGTCTCGGCAGCTGCGGGCGGCCTTGCGTCAGCCGCCGAGGGGCCGGTGGATGGCGCCGTCGGCGGGATGTACACGGCGGGCGGAGACATGTCGGACAACCTCGCGTCGGGCATCTCCAGCGGCTCCGGCGTCGTCTCGACGGCGGCCGGGAAGATCTCGAGCGCGGCATCGGCGATGGGCAATGGAGACTCGTCGACGTGGGGCTCCCACCTCGTGCAGAGCTTCGCGAGCGGCATGAGGAGCGCCGCGCACTTCATCGACGAGGCGTCGAGCTTCATCGGGGGCAAGGTCTCCGCGTTCCTGGGGCACTCGGTGCCGAAGAGGGGGCCGCTGCACGTCGGCGGCATGGGCGAGGCGCTCTGGGGCGAGCATGCCGCCGAGAACTTCGCGCGCGGCGCGCGGAACCGGGTTTCCTACGTGGAGGGCGCCTTCGCGGAAGTCGCGGCGGCAGCCGAGGCGGGCATGCGCATGCGCGCCCCGGCGGGCGCGTTCCAGGCGGCCCCGGGCGGCATGTGGGCGCAGGCGCCGCTGCAGGCGCAGGCAGCGCAGCCGCAGGTGGTGGAGAACAAGACCGAGGTCTACGTCGACGGGTCGATGCTCGACGTGGGCGGTCGCGTCGCGACCGCGCTCGACGACTTCCTGTTCGAGCTAGAGAGGGAAATGGCGGTGTAGCGCATGGGCAAGTGCACGACATTCGGGATGGCGGGCGTCTCCGGGACCGACCGCCAGGTCAAGTTCACGTGGAAGTGCGGCGAGCAGCACGTCGACCACTACGCCCTGCGCTTCTACTACTACACCTCGAAGAACGGGTGGGTGCTCGGCAGCGAGACGAACGCGAACTCGAGGCAGGCCACCTGGACGGTGCCGTCGAACCACACTATCACCAAGGTCAAGCTGTGCGCGAAGGTGGTCTACAAGACCCATTCGGTCACGACCGGCTCCGGCGACAAGAAGAAGACGAAGCAGGAGCCCTGGGGCACCGACACGTGGGCGGAGAAGGCCTGGACTGTGCCGGCAAACGTGAAGGCGTCGAACAAGGAGCTCGACGTCAAGGCGACGGCGCTGAAATCGGCCGAGAGCGCCCAGGTCGCCGGCGCCAAGAACAGCAACGCCGCAGCGGTCGAGAAGGCGAAGAACGGCGAGACGCCGAAGATGGTGCGCCTCTACCTCGCCGCCGCGGCCAACTACGACACGGCGTCCGAGCAGTACACGAGGGCGGGGAGGCCCTCGTCGGCGTCGGCAGCCGCATCGTCGGCGAGGTCCGCCAGGTCATCTGCCGCATCCGGAGCCGACCAGTACTGCAAGACGCTCCTCGCCCAGGCGAAGAACTACGCCACGAGCGGCGCGGACTACGTCGCATTCGCGAGAAACGCGCGGGCGGTCTACGGCTTCGCCGACGCGGCAAAGGGCGAGAAATCGGCGGCGGCCGAGTACTCGAAGGCCGTCAAGGCGTGCCAGTCGGTCATAGACTTCGACAACGCGAGCGCCGCGAACAAGGGCAAGGCGCAGGACATGAAGTCGGCGTACTCGGGCGCGGCGTCCTCAGCGACGTCCAGGGCCGCCTCCGACGCCCAGAGCAACGCCACTGCGTACGAGACGGCGCCCGCCGCCCCGTCGCTCACGAGCGCCTCGGTGAGCGGCGGCAAGGCGACCCTGAGGTTCGCCTGCAACGCCCCTTGGGCCGCCTACGTCGAGGTCCAGGCACACGTGACGACCGGGAACAGCGCCGCCGACGCAAAGTCGACGTGGGGCCCCGGCAAGTACGTCGCGAAGAAGCTCAACACGGCAGACGGCGCGATGACGTACAAGCACAGCGTCCCGGCGGGCTCCAAGGTGAGGTTCCGCATCCGCGCGGTGCTCGCGGGCAAGGACCACCCGAGCGAATGGGTCTACACCGACACCCTGCACGGCGCGCCGCTGCCGTCGAGGAAGCTCGCGCTGAAGGTCCTCTCCCAGTCGAGCGTGAAGGCCACATGGGAGAACGACGGCGCGGCGGGCGAGTCCATCGAGCTGCAGTGGTCGACGTGGTACTCGAAGGGCAACGCCTGGAAGCAGAACGCGACCTCGCAGATCACGACCGTCCCGCTCGGCGCCAACGTGCACGAGCACACGCTGGCGGGGCTCCCCGCAGGCACGAAGGTGTACGTGCGCGTGAAGCGCGTGAGCGGCGGCGGGTCGGCATGGGCGAAGCTCGCCGGCAACGAGAAGGCCGTCACGGCGAGCGCCACGACCGTCGCGGCGAAACCGGCGAAGCTCGCCGACCTCACCGGGATGAAGGTCACGCTCGTGAACTCGAACCAGAGCGCGCGGGTGTACTTCGAGGGAAAGGTGGAGGACGGGGCGAGCGTCACGGTCCAGCGGTGCTCCGTCCCGAGGACTTTCTCGAACAACGTGGTCGAGAACATCACGAGCTACACGTACACGCCGACAACCGCCTCGCAGACGAAGCACGAGATCAGCGTGGGTCCGCTCGACGCCGGCAAAAAGAACTACTTCCGCGTGCTGAAGCAGAAGGACGGGCAGGCGGCCTGGGCGACGTGCGCCAAGGGCGCGTGGCAGTACGGAGACAAGAACAACCGCATAGCGGCCGTCACAGTGCCCGCGGCGTCGAAGGCGCTCACGGCGCCGTCTGGCCTCGTCGCCGCCCAGTACGGAGACGACGGGGTGAAGCTGACGTTCACCGACACCCCGACCGGCGCAGAGCGTTACGAGGTGCAGTACACCGCCGACTCGACCGCCTTCGCGAGCAACGCCTACGGCGAGATCGAGTCGATCGACCTCACGGAGCCGAGAGCTGGCAAGTCATCGCAAGTCGCCACAGTGACGGGCCTCGAGCCGGGGACGAAGTACTGGCTGCGCGTGCGCAAGAAGGACGGCGAGGGCGCGGGCCCGTGGTCCGCCAACGCCACGTGCACGACGAAGAAGCCGGCGTCCCAGGCCATGACCGCGCTCAAGGGCCTGAAGGCGGCGCTCCTCTCCGACGGCGACTCCGTGAAGCTCACGTTCTCCGGCGTCATCGAGGCCGACGCCGCGTGCAGGATCGAGCACACGTCGTCGAGCATCGCGTTCGCCAACAACGTCGCGGCCGACATCGACTCCGAGGCGTACTCGCCCGCGCAGGCCTCCGCATCGTCCCACACGTACAGCGTGGGCAACCTGGAGCAGGGGAGGCGGCATTGGTTCCGCGTCGCCAAGTCGATGGGCGGCAAGACCGTCTACGCCGACGTGGCGTCGGGTGCGTGGAAGGCCACCGCGAAGGTGTGCGCCGTCGACGTGCCGGCGCCGGCGGCCGGGGCGATCGCAAAGCCCGCCTCGCTCACGGCCACCGCGCCCAGGGCGAACGCCATACAGCTCTCGTTCACCTGCGCGGCGAGGGCCGGGGACGAGTTCGAGGCGCAGCTCGCGCCCTACCCGGAGGCCTTCACGGCGAACGCCGCCGGCGACATCAAGTCGTTCGCCCTGTCCGAGCCGAGCACGTCCTCGGCGTCGCAGGTGATCACGGCCACGGGGCTGGACTCGGGCAAGACCTACTGGGCGCGGGTCCGGAAGAAGGCGGCGACGGGCGCGGGCCCGTGGTCGGCCACCGTGAGCCGCGCGACAATGAAGGACTCGGCCGCCGACATGGCGAAGCTCACCGGACTGAAAGCCGAGCGCCTCGCCGACGGGGCCACGGTGAGGCTCACGTGGTCCGGCGTCGTCGAGCAGGAGTCGACCTGCACCGTGCAGCACACGTCGGTCGCCAACGCCTTCGACGACAACATCTCCGGCGCGATCGAGACCGAGCAGTACACGCCGGTGCAGGCCTCCGACACGAGGCACACCTTCTCGGTGACCGGGCTGGCACCCGGCGAGACGCACCGCTTCCGCATCGCGAAGGCGATGAACGGCTCGACGCTCTACGCCACCGTGGCATCGGGGTCGTGGCGGGCCTCGGCGAACGTCGCCGCGGTGGCCGTGCCGGCGGCCGCCATGGTGTCGCCGGGGGTGCCGGCGAACCTCGTGGCCACGACGCCGCGGGAGGGGGCCATCCGCATCGCCTTCGAGTGCGCCGCTCTCGAGGGCGAGGCGTTCCAGGCCCACGTGACGCCGTACGCCGACGCCTTCGACGACAACGCCGCCGCCGACATAGCCGAGCACGAGCTCGACGAGCCCGACACGGGGTCGGCCTCGCAGGTCATGACGATCTCGGGCCTCGAGGCGGGAAGGACGTACTGGGTGCGCCTGCGCAAGCGCTCGCAGGGAGGGGCCGGGGAGTGGTCCGAGGTCGTCGAGGTTAGCCTCGACGCGCCGTCGACCTCGACCGAGGAGCTCTCGGCGCCGACGCCAACGCGAACCGACCCGTCGTACGCCGCGGGCGGCGAGGCGGTCCTCTCCTGGGTCCATAACAGCTCGGAGAACAGCGACCAGAGCGCCTACGAGGTGCGCCTGACCGCCACGCCGGCGGAGGGCTCGCCCTCGGAGTCGGTGGTGGCCGGGGGGACGGCGAACGCGCTGGCCCTCGACCTGTCGACCTACGCCGACGGCACGTCCGTGGAATGGTGCGTGCGCACGGCCGGCGTGCTCGCGGGCCACTGGTCGCCCTGGAGCGCGGCGCAGTCTTTCGGCGTCGTCGCCCCGCCCACGGCGGGCATGTCGCTCGCCGACGCGTCGGGCGCGCTGGTGGGGGGCGACGCGGCCCTCACGTCGCTGCCGCTGTCGGTCACGGTCACGGCGGGCGCCGGCGCGCTCGATTACCCCGTGCACGTCAGGGCCGCCATACTGGCCGCCGCCGCCTACGACGCCGAGGCCGAGGACGGCTCGGGGACGCACGTCTCGGAGGGCGACGAGGTGTGGTCGGCCGACCTGTACCCCGGCGACGAGGGCTTCGACGGCGGGGCGGCCGTGTTCGCCGTGCAAGCACGCGACGCCGTGCTCGTATCCGGCGCGTCCTACGCCGCCAGGGCGTGGGTCTACACCGCCATGGGGATGGCCGCCGAGGCCGCCCCGGTCACGTTCCCCGTCGACTGGGGCGTCGAGCTTCCCCAGCCGAGCTGCTCGGTGGTGTTCGATTACGAGGACCTGACATGCCGCATCTTCCCGGCCTGCTGGGTGCCGGAGCCCGACGAGGAAGAGGAGGAAGGCGGGCAGCAGGCGGAGGAGCCCGCCGCCGGCGACGCGTCCGACGACGAGATCGACGAGGAGGCCGAGGCCATAGCGGCCCTCGACCCCGCCGAGGGCACGTACTACCCCGACGGCGAGGACGGCGAGCCGTACTACACGGAGCCCGCCGCCGAGGACGAGGACTACGCGCGCCTGCAGCCGGGCGTCGAGCTCGACGTGTACCGCATCGACATGGACGGCACGGCGGTCCTCGTCGCAGACGGCCTTCCCAACAACGGCAAGGCGTCGTGCACCGACCCGCACCCGAACTTCGGCACCCTCACGTACAGGGTCGTCGCGAAGTCTACGTCCGCCGACGTGCAGTCGTCCGCCGAGACGTCGGTCGAGGCCGACGTGCGCGACCTCGTGATCACCTACGACGAGGGGTGGGCGCCCGACGCCGAGGGTGACTTCGCCGAGTACACCGGGCGCCTGGTGCGCCTGGGCCTGTCCCTCGAGTCGACCGAGGAGCCCGCAACAGATTACGAGGTCCTCAAGCTCGCCGGCGACGCCTACGGCACGCTGTACCTGGGCGAGTCGGGCGATTACCGCGTGACCTACGCCGCCGAGTACCTGCTGTCGGACGCGGCGACCCGCCGGGAGCTCAGGGGCCTGAGGGGGCGCCTCGCCTACGTGAGGGACCCGCTCGGCGTGGGGTTCTGGGCCCGCGTGAGCGCCGTGCTCGGCAACGCGCGCCCGCCGTTCGCGAGGGCGAACGTCACGTGCGAGCGCGTGATGGCGCCGAAGGAGGCGTGACATGGCCGACTGGGCGTACGGATTCGACAGGCAGGCGTTCGAGTACTGGCGAGTCGACCCCGCCACGTGGCTCGACGTGGAGCCGCTCCGGGGCGTCGTGTCGGGCTCGCTCGTTCGGGATGCCTCCGCCGCGCACGTGACGTCGGCCACGCTGGAGGTGGCGGGCGAGGTGCCCGCCGAGGTCGTCGTGCGCTGCTACATGACCGTCGAGCAGTCGGGCGCCAGGGAGCGACTGCCCATCGACACGTGGGTGGCGTACCGCACGGCGCGCCGCGCGGGCGGGTCGCTCGTCCGCTCGAAGTCGGCCCTCTACGGGCCGCTGCACGCGCTCGCGAACCGCGAGGGAGACCTCGGTGCGAAACCGCCCTACGGCTACACGGTGCCTGCGGGGTCGAACTGCGCGAAGGCGGCCGCGGCGGCCCTGGCGCACGGCATAGCGCCGGTTACGGCCGCGCCGTCGGACGCCGTCCTCGAGGACCCGTACGTCGCCGGGAAGCAGCAGAGCTGGGGCGAGCTCGCGTCAGCCCTGGCCGCCATGGCGGCCTTCGAGGTCTCGTGCGGTCCCACGGGCGCCCTCGGCGTCGGGCCGGTGCCCGTTCCGGGCGCGACGAGGCCCGCCTGGACGTTCCACGACGGGAACTCGTCCGTGAAGTCGAACATCCTGGCGGACGCCTCCGAGGAGCGCTCGACCATGAACGTGCCGAACGTGGTCGAGGTCGTGTGGGACCGCACGTCGCCTGCGGTGGTGGCGCGGGCCGAGGACGACGACCCCGCGCATGCGGTCTCGACGGCGTCGCGCGGCTACGAGCTCGTGCGGAGGATCGTGAACCCCGCCGAGCTGCAGGCGGGCTGCGACGCCGAGCGCGCCGCCATGGTGGCGCGCAAGGAGCTCGCCGCCGGCCGCCAGGTCGTGCGCACCATCACGGTCGCGCACCCGTACTGCCCCGCGCGCGTGGGCGACGTGGTCGAGGTCGACTACCGGTCGCGCGGCATCGCCGGGATAGGGCGGGTCACGAGGCAGACGATGGAGCTCGCCGTCGGCGGCAAGATGACGAGCGTCGTGCAGGTGGCAGAGGAGGTATAGATGGCGGACATGCTCGACATGGCGTCGCGGGCGGCGCAGCTGCTGAAGAGGGGCGGCACGGCCGGGGGGCCGAGCATCCTGGCCGCCACGGTCACCGCCGTGTCGCCCGACGGCACGGCCACGGTCGACCTCGGGCAGGGGCAGCGGACCACCGTCAGGGTCGGATCGGGCGTGAGCGCGGGCGACGCCGTTCAGGTGCTGCTCGACGGCCAGGGCGGCGCGTCGGTGCTCAGCAACGAGACCGACCCGCCGAGCAACGAACGCGCCAGGACGGCGCTGGAGGAAGCCGATGCGGCCCATAGCGCGGCGATCGCCGCCCAGGAATCGGCCGAAGACGCCAGCGCGAGCGCGGCCACGGCGGCGGACGCCGCCGCAGAAGCGCAGGACTCAGCGCGCGAGGCGGCGTATGGTCTGTCCGAGGTCGAGAAGGTGGTCGAGACGGCCACCTGGATAGCGGAGCACGGGCGTTACGTCCTGTCCGGAGACGAGGCGGTTGTCGAGGGCCGCGTCTACTACGAGCGGCGAGTCGACTACATCCAGACAACCGACGTCGAGGCGGTGTCGGGCAAGGCGTACTACGAGCCCGCAACCGACTACGCCTACGAGCCGACCCCCGACATCAACGTCGTCGAGGGGAAGGCGTACTGGGTGCTCGACCCCGACACGGGCGAGTACTCCCAAGCGGAGCCAGTGGGCGACGAGAACCCGGCTGACCTCGGGTGGTACGAGCGGACCGAGGTGGAGACGTACGCCGAGGCGCAGGTCATCCCCGACCCCGTGTTCGCGCCGACGTCCGACACTTCGGTCGTAGAGGGCAAGTCGTACTACGAGTTCGACGGCGAGGGGTACGAGGCCGTGATCCCCGACGGAAGCGAGGACCCGTCCGCCCTGGGGTGGTACGAGGGAGTACCGATGGCCCTCTACGAGCGGTCCGAGACGTACGACCCCGTGGCGCATCCGACAAACGAGGGGATAGCGGGGTACTACGTGCTCTCCGTGGACGAGTCGGTCCACAACTACATCGCGTCGCACCTCTACGTGCTCGACGACGGTCTCTACGTGCGCAGGGACGGGAACGGCTACAGGGTCAACGTCGGCACCTACGGCGGCTCCGACGGCGTTCACGTCATCGACCCGCAGGGGGTCGAGGTGGCGAGCTTCGGACAGTCCATAGGATTCGACCCGTCCCGCGAGCACCGGATCGGCACCGACGACGCCTACATCCTGTTCACCCCCGAGCACGTCGAGGACGGCGAGACCGTCCCCGCGTCGATCTACATCGGGGGCCCGAACGTCACGCTCGGCAGCACGGCCCTGGCCGACGTCTCCGACGCCGTGGAGGGCATGGACGCGGCGATGGACGCCGCGGCGGCATCGGCCGTGGAGCAGGTGCAGGGCGCGCTCGATGACGCCCGCAGGGTGGCGACCGACTACGTGAGCGACTTCGACGCGGACGGCGTGCTGGTCCATGCCAGGGACGGCTCGGGCGGTGTCAGCATCTCGGACACCGTGCAGGTAGTTCGCGGCGAGGACTCGGTGGCCGAGTTCGGCGAGTCGTTCCGCATCGGCAAGCAGGACGAGACACACATGGAGGGCACGTCGTCGAAGCTCGCGTTCACGCGCGACGGCGGCGACCTCGCGTGGTTCGGCCAGGAATCAGCCGACGGGTCCTGGGGGCTCCACGCCCAGGTGCTCTACATCGAGGACATGCAGAGGTTCGGCCAGTTCGCATGGGTCAAGCGCAGCAACGGGAACATGACCTTGAAATGGTTGGAGGTATAAATGGCGACGTTCACGGCGACGTTCACGGCACCGTCGAGCAACTACACGTGGAAGGCGGTGCTGACGTACAGCGTAACGTCGACGAGCACGGCGACCGCCATCTCCGTGAGCAACGTGAAGATCACGAAAGGCTACCCCGTCGGCACGGTGTTCGCGGGGAGCGCGTCCGACTCGTCGAACATGGTCTGCTCCATAGGAGGCACGACGAAGTCCGTCGCGGAGAAGGCGGTCGACTTCAGCACTGACTCTGCGACCATCACCGTCTCGCACTCGAAGTCCGTGACGAGGACGACGTCCGACCAGAGCGTGAACGTGAACATGCCCATCTACGCATGGGTGAGCGGCGGCGTGTTCGGCGTGTTCGGGCTGTCGTTCAACGTCGCCGTACCCGCCCTCGCGAAGCACACCGTCACGTACGCGCCGAACGGCGGCAGCTCCACCCCCGCCAAGCAGACCCAGTACTACGGGAAGGCGGTGACGCTCGCGAAGGCCATCTCTCACGCCAACGCGACGACCGCCACCTACACCGTGACCTACAACTACAACGGCTCGGGCGCGTCGGCCACGACGGCCAAGGCGTCTACCGTCAGGAAGTACACGTTCTACCGGTGGAAGAACACGGCGGGCACGAACTACGAGGCGGGCAAGAGCTACACCGTCACGGGCAACACGACCATGACCGCCCAGTGGACCGCGTCGGACACGCAGGGCAAGGTCACGCTGCCCACGCCGACGCGCACGGGCTACAGCTTCTCCGGCTGGTACACCGCCGCATCGGGCGGCACCAAGGTGGGGGCTGGCGGGGCGTCGTACACGCCGAGCGCTTCCATCACGCTGTACGCCCACTGGACGGCGAACACCTACGCCGTCAAGTACGACGCCAACGGCGGAACGTCGACGCCATCGCAGCAGACGAAGACCTACGGTGTCGCGCTCACGCTCGCGGCGGCCATCTCGCACGCGAACACGACGCCGACGTCATACAAGGTCACGTTCAACTACAACGGGTCGGGGCAGGCCGCAACGTCCGCCACCGCCAACGTGACGCGCACATGGGCTTTCTCCAAGTGGAAGGCGTCCGACGGGGCGCCCTACAATGCGAAGGGCAGCTACACGGCGAACGCCGCCACCACGATGACCGCCCAATGGACAACGACAGACACCACGGCGCAGCTCACACTCCCCACACCGACCGCTCGCACGGGGTACGCGTTCGCAGGGTGGTACACGGCGGCATCGGGTGGCACGCCGAAGGGCGGCGCGGGGGCAAAGTTCACGCCGACCGCCGCCACGACGCTCTACGCGCATTGGACCGCCAACACGTACACGGTCAGCTTCAACGCGAACGGCGGCACGGGCGCACCCGCAAGCCAGACAAAGACCTACGACCAGGCGCTCACGCTGTCGTCGACGAAGCCGACGCGCATCGGCCACACGTTCCTCGGGTGGTCCACGTCGTCGACGGCCACGGTCGCCACGTGGGGCGCGGGCGGCACGTTCAGCACCAACATCACGGCGAACACGACGCTCTACGCCGTGTGGAAGTCGAACTACGCCGCGCCGAAGATCACCTCGCTGACGGCGGTGCGCTGCAATTCGGCGGGCACGCCAGACGACGAGGGCGGCTACGCGAAGGTCACGGCGGCATGGTCCACGATGCAGAGCATCGACCAGGGCAAGACGGCCAACTACGGCACCGTCACCGGCAAGACGCGGGCGAGCGGCACGGCGACGGACGTGAGCTTCACGTTCTCGTCGGGCGCCGGCGGATCGGGCATATACAGCGGGACGGCGGTCGCCATCGTGCCGAACATGTCGACCGAGAAGTCGTACTCCGTGGCCGTCTCCGTTACCGACGCGCAGGGCGGCAAGACCACGGTCCGCGGAGCGGTTCTCACGTCGTCGAAGTTCATACTCGACTTCAGGAACGGCGGCGATGGCATCGGCATCGGCGCGGCAGCGCCGTCTTCCGGGCTCGTGATCGGGAAGTACACGACGCACACCGCCACCGTCTCGCAGGAGGGTGGCAACATAAACATCAAGGCAGCGACGCTCGACCGCGATGGCCCCGCGCCGTCGGGTGAAAACGTGTGGGAGGACATGCGGTGCATCAACCTGTTCGACCGAGACGGCGAGACCATCGGGCGCGTGCGCATGGGCGAGCTGACGAACGGGAGCACGTGCATCCAGCTGCTCGCGTTCAACGAGAAGGGCGACGGTGGGCAGGCCTACAACACGCTCGGCGTGTTCGTCGGCAAAGACGGCTCGCAGACCTACGGGATGTCGTCGCCGGCTAATTTCCGCGACGCCATCGGCCTGAAGGACACGGCGTACATCAACACGACGAACGCGGACACCGCATCCAACTATATAGCGCTCAACAGCGGGTTCGCCGTCGGCACGCTGCACTACGCCGCCTGGGGCAAGGTGGCCGTGCTCAGGTTCTCGGTCAAGGGCTTCGCCGCCACGACCGGCTCCCAGACGGTCGGCACGGTGTCGTCGGGGCGCAGGCCCCCCGCGCTGATGTACGGCTCTCCCGGCACGAAGAACGCGACGTTCTGCTCGCTGGAATCCAACGGCGAAATGAAGGTCTACTGGAACACCGCGCCGTCGCCGAGCACGTCCTACACGTTCTCGTTCACCTACCTGCTCGCGTGATGATGACAGGGAGCTGCATGGCGACGGCATAGCCCGCGTGACAGCCGCGCTACCTTCTCCCCGTAAGAATAGACGGGAGGCCCCGGTGGGCGAGTTAGCTGAACTGTTCATCAATCCATTCGTGTCGGCCCTGGTGGGCGCGCTCGTGGCGAGCGCCGTCGCGTTCGCGTCGCGCAAGTGGTCTGGCGGCATCGACACGCAGAGGGCCATCGTGAGCGGCATGCGCACGCTGCTGCGCAACGAGCTGGTGGCCATGCACCGCGAGTGGGCCGAGGAGAAGGGCTACGTCACCCTCGAGGCCCTGGAGTACGCCCAGGAGACGTACGAGGCCTACCACGGCCTCGGCGGCAACGGATCCGGCACGAAATTGTGGGAGGACATCAAGTCGCTCCCAGTTAAGGATTAGGGGGGTGAACATGAACGAGTTCCTGACGAGCAACGAGCCGAGGTGGCGCCTCGCGCGCACGATCGTGCAGGGCCTGCTCGGCGTGGTGGCCACGGTGCTGCCGCAGGTGGTGGGCCTGTGGCACCTCGACTCCGCGACGAGCGCGGCGGTGGTCGCGGTCGTGATGGCAGTGCTCTCGCCGATCATGGCGGCGATGGGCTCCGACGACGAGGAGGCGTGAGATGGTGGTGACGACGGACGGCTACAGCGGCCTGCCCATCAGGCCGACCGACAACGGGCCGAAGGCCGGCGACATGGAGGCGCCGCAGGAGGCCCGGCCGCTGACCGAGGAAGAGGTGGCGGCCATCGTCGCGGAAGCTGGTGAGGCCGATGGCGACCGCTAGGCAGTACATCGCCGCGGCCGCCGGCTACATCGGCGTCGGCGGCACCGACAACGTGTTCAACACGTGGATCTGGGGCCAGCACGTGTACGACCCGAACCGGTTCCCGTGGTGCGCGGCGTTCCAGTCGTACGTGGGCGTGCACGACCTCGGCATGCGGTTCAACCCCTCCGCGTCGGCCGCAGGCGTGGCGTGGCAGGGCGAGCGCGTGGCCGACTCGGCCGTGCGGCCCGGCGACTGGGTGCTCTTCAATTGGGACGGCAGCCAGGACTTCGGCTGGGCCCACCACATCGGGCTGGTCGAGTGGTCCGACATCGACGGGTCGGGCCTCTTCGGCACCATCGAGGGCAACACGGGCGGCGGCGAGGGGCGCGTCATGCGCTGCACCCGGAACAACAACGGCGGGTACGCCACGGCGTTCTTCCGCCCGCCTTACGACAACGAGGAGGACGATATGACACCAGATCAGGCGAACCAGCTGAAGTTCATCCACGACCACATGTGCTGGGACGGTAAAACCCACTACAGCGACATGGGCAACCTCGTCATCGAGATGCCCATCTCTTACCCGACGCTCGACGCGAAAGGCAAGGAGGTCAAGCACACGGCGAAGCTGGGCGAGCGCATCGGCTACATCGACCAGCGCATGCACGCCATCGAGGCGAACCAGGCCGCTATGATGAAGAAGCTCGACGCCATCGCGAAGAAGCTCTAGCTTAATTATAAGAGTGGGACACAATCGAGATATTTGCCAGCTGACGTAATTAAGCGTTCAACTGGGATTACCTGAAGAAGACCCTGAGCCGGAGAGAACCCGACTCGGGGTCTTTCTCGTACTCGATGCGCGATATGAACGTCTTCAGGAAGCGGTTGACCTCCTCGGCGCGCCCCTCGTAGCTCCCCAGGTCGGCGATGGCGCGCTTCAGCGACACGGTGAGCTCGCCGTCGGCCCCCGACCTCCTGGCGGCGGCCACGGCCTCGTCGAGCCTGGCGCGGATCGCGGCCAGGCGCGCGTCCGACAGGCCCTTGCGCTCGGCGAACTCCTCGTCGCTGATGATGCCCTTCTCCACGAGCCGGAAAAGCGTCTCGGCAGAGCGCTCCTCGGCGGCGAGGTCGCGCTCGATCTGGTCGGTGGCTGGCGGCGCCTCGACGCGCCCGATGCGCGCCTCGACGTCGGCGGCGGCTTCCGAGAGAGCCGCCACGACCGCGCGCACGACGTCCTCCATGCGCGTCGACTTCTGCCAGCACGCCTTCCGGTTCACCGACGGGTGGTTGTAGTACGCCACGTCGCGCCGCGCGTCCCTCACGCGCTGCATGGACCTGCCGCAGCCCGAGCACACGAGCAGCGACGCGAGCGGGTCCTTCAGCGTGCGGTCGTCGGGCGTGGCGTGGCGCCTGACCGAGATGGCGTCGACGGCGCGCTGCCACAGCTCAGCGTCGACGAGCGGCTCGTGCAGGCCCAGGGCGATGATCTCGTCGGCCTTCTCGCGCACCTTCGCCTTCTGGCCGTCGGGCCCGAACGCCTCGACCGTCCTCTTCCCGTTCCACCGCACGTAGCCCTTGTAAACCGGGTTCCTGATTATCTTCGTCACGAGGGTGCGGTCCCAGAGGCCCGCGCGCGGGGTGGGGATGCCCATGTCGTTCATCTCGTCGGCTATCTTGCGCGGCGTGGCGCCGCCGTCGGCCACGCGCCGGTACCACGACACGACGCGCTCCGCGTCGTCGTTGGGCACGAGGGTCTTCTTGCGTCCCGACACGGCCTTGTCGTAGCCGTAGGGCGCTATGGAGCCGAGGTACTGGCCCTGGCGCACGGCCTCCTCCTTGCCGGCGGTCAGGCGGCGCGTGATGCGCGCGAGCTCCATGCGGCCGAAGAGCATCTCGAGCTCTGCGAAGTTGCCGTCGAGCTCGTCGCGCAGGTCGTACACCTTCTGCGGCGTGATTATGAGCGTGCGGCTCAGCTGGAAGGCGAGCACGACCGTGCCCTGGTCGATCATGTCGCCGCGCGTGACGCGCTGCAGGTCGAACGCCAGGACGCCGTCCCACATGCCGGCGCGCACGTCCTCGAGCATCCTCTGCGCGCCGGCGCGTGCCGAAAGGTCGCCGCCCGACACGATCTCCTCGTACACGTGGGACACCTCGATGCCCATGTCGCCGGCCAGGCGCGACAGCACCGCCCGGTGCTTCGCCAGGGTCTCGCCCTTGCCGGCGCGCTCGGCCTCGACGTCCTCTCGGGATTTGCGCAGGAACATGGCGTACCTGCCGCCCGCAGGCAATTCGCGCATGGTAGAATCGCACCGTCCTTCCTATGCCTGGGAAGACGCCGCGCCCCTGTCCAGTCGCCAAACTTTCGCAGGGGCGCAACCTCTTTTCGGGAGTAAGTAAACCCTCTTACTTACCTTCCCCGAGCAACCTCGCTATGAGCTCGTTCTGCTGGATGAGGATCCAGTTCTGATTGATGATGATGCGCAGAAGGTCGTCTCCTGCGAGCCTGTCCTCGTCGCGCATGACCTGGGTTATCGTCCTGTTCCATTCGTGCTCGGCTATTCCGTCGCTCACATCGCGGGCCCTGCCCCTAATGGATTCAGCGAGGGCGGCGCGGTCCATCTCGTCGAAGTCGATGCCGAGGTCTTTCCGGGCGTCCGCGAGGAAGGAGAGCCTGCGCTCCTCCTTCTGCGCCGCGGCGTCCTTCCGCGCCTGCTCCTTCGCCTGTTGCTTCTCCCAGTAGGAATCCATGAGTGCCATGTCAATCCTCCTTATCTACGCGCTCTTGGTTTCCCGCCCGCCGTTGCCCGAAATAACACCTCGTCCCACCTCCTGCTCGCTCCTCAGGTTGGCGGGGTTGGCGTGTATGTCCTCTATGCTGCCTACGGCCTTCTTGCGGCCCTGGGCGTTCAGCTCGTCGTAATGGTCGTTGATCTGCTGCTGGCCGGGGTCGGAGAATACGCGCGGTTTGGGCGGCCTACCGGCAATCTCGTCGATGGTGCAATTGAGCGCGATGGCGCAGTTGTACGCCTGCTCGAGGTTCATCATCGTAGTGCCGCGCTCCCATGTTCGGTAGGTCGGGAGTTTAACGGACAAGATTGCGGCGAGCTCGGCTTGTGTCATGCCATTGCGTTTTCTTATCTCTTTGAGTATGATTTCCATCTAACCCTCCGACATTAAGTTAACGACAGGGCGTAGTGTAAACCAGATTATCAATATATTCAATTATTTATAAAATTCTGGGTTGCACTACAAATATGATTTGCATATACTCCCCAACAAGTGATAACGAGATTAGCAGTATCAAGGAGGTGGCCCATATGTTCAACAACGAGGAGTTCGCCCGGCGACTCCGTCGAAGACGGAGAGACCTGGACCTTTCCCAGGAACAGCTGGCGAAGATGGCGCACATGAGCCAGAACATCATCGCGCGCTACGAGTCGGGGACCGTTACGCCGGGACTCGACAAGGCTGCGCTACTCGCTGACGCGCTAGGCGTACAGATTGACGACCTCGCCGGCATGCCGGCGCCCCAGGATCCCGCGAAGGCGACCGCGGGCTCGGTCGCGTAGGCGCGGCTACTCCCAGGAAGGACGGAAGATGAACGACGTGCAAGCTGAGAAGAAGCACTTCACCGAGAGGCACCTCACGTCGCTGTTGCGCGAGGCGACCGACGGCGACGTGTTGTTCGCGGAGTACGCGGTCACGGACGGCGAGGAGTTCGTGCACGTGGTGTTCGCGAACGGGTACAGGAAGCGCGTGTGCGTGAGCGGGGACAGCAAGAAGGCGCTCGCCAGGGACGTGCTCAGGCAGTTGTGAGGGAGGTCCGCATGAACCTGTTCGAGCTCTCGGTCGTCGTCGGCCTGCTCATGGCGAACCTGGTGGCGACGTTAGCCGTAAAGCACATGCTCCAGGAACACCACGACAAGACCGCCGCAGACCGTGCTCACGAGCGCGACGAGGCCTTCGACGGCGATCAAGGCGGCGTCGCGCTTCGTGAGTAGCTTCTCGTGTTCCTTCGCGTGCTTCATGCGGCGAATGGTAAGGGATGCGTCACATGCGCACGGATTCGGGCCCGGGATGCCCTTAAACTCGCCCCGCTCGGGCACGCGTCAATGCGTCCGGGTCTGGCGGCTCGACCCTACATGGCAGCCGTCACGGGCGACCCGCTGCCACCTCTCTCCCCACCTCACGGCAGCGGGCGTCCGGGGGAGCGCCCCAGTCTTTTGATCGGGGTCGGGGCGCCTCCCCGGACGCCCCACGGGCGCCACGGCGGCCGGCGGAGAGGGGTCACGGGCTCCGCCGGACTCCTAGGCGGTTTCGCCCTCGGTAGCGCCCACGCCTAACCCATGGGGCCGGGGCGCGGTGGCAAGGGCGACGGGCTGACCCCTGCCCGCCGGCCGCCGGCAGGACCGTATTGATGGAAGGAGGAAAGGTGGAGAGGCTGGATGACGCGGTGGTGTTCCCGCAGGGCATCCACCGGCACGTGGTCGACGGCGTCGAGGTGACGCTCGTCGTGCCGCGCGACGTGACGGCGGCGCAGCTGGCGCGGCCGCTCGCGGGGATCTTCGAGAAGGGGAAGGAGGACAGGGATGACGCGGATGCGGCATGAAAAAAGAGAGGAGCGCCCGAGCCTGGCAGCGGGGCGCTCGAACGGTTCTCGCCGAACCGGGTCGATTGTAACAGAGAACGGCTACCCGGTGAAGGGCCTGCGCTCGTTCTGCGCGGCCTGGTGGGCCGCCATGGCGGTCGCGCTGGCCATCTTCCAGGCGGTGGCGTGAGATGGGAGGTGCGGCCGCCGCAATGCGCAAGGGCTCGAGGCGCGTCGACTGGACGACGGAGGACGAGCGCTACCTGCTCGACCACGCCGGCATAGAGCCGAAGCGGAGCATCTGCTTCCACCTGAAGAGATCGGGCAAAGCCGTCGAGATGAAGGCGCGCGAGCTGCGCGCTCGCGGCTACCCGGTCTCGCTGCGCACGCAGCGTCCCCTGACGGCGATCTGCCCGAGGTGCTCGCAGGCGCGGAGCCGCGAGGGCGACTGGCAGGAGCGGACGGGCTACTGCGAGGTCTGCCGCATGCAGGCGTCCTACGAGGACGCGCTCCGGCGCCAGGCCGAGGCCTACGAGGCCCTCACGCCCGAGCAGCGCTGGGAGTACGACCGCAGCCAGGCGGCCACGGGCCGCTCGACGCTGCCGCCGAGGCCGCGCGCGCCGCAGACGATCGGCATGGACCCGCGCGCCGCGCGCAGGGCCGAGGAGCTCCACGCGCTCGAGGTCGAGGAATGGGAGAAGGCCCGGCTGCGCAAGCTCACGAACGCCGTCAAGCAGCGCACGAAGAGGATGCGCGAGAAGAGCGGCACGAACCCCAGGAAAAATGGAGAAAAGGTGAAGCGCGCGAACCAATGAGGGTTTGCGTGTCACGGATAGAAGAGGAGGCACACACATGGAGCTTCTGAGGGTGAAGATGGAGGACGTGTTCCCCGACGAGTCGAACCCCAGGCGCGACTTCGGCGACCTGGAGGCGCTCGCGGAGTCGTTCACGCTCAACCGGGAGCGGCCGGGCGAGCCGTTCACGCCGCCCATACTCGTGCGCGACGGCGGGATCTACCGCATCGTCGACGGCGAGCGGCGCTACCGCGCGCTCAAGTCGATCCATGCGACCGAGTTCTGGGCCAACGTCTGCGAGGACATGGACGAGGCGGACAGCGTCGTGGCCATGCTCGCGACCGACGACAAGATGCCCCTGACCGAGGTCGAGCGCTCGCGCGGCGTTCAGAAGATGCTGCTGCTCGGCGTCGACCCCGCCCGCGCCGACCGCGCGGCCAGGCTCAAGAAGGGCACGAGCCACAGGGTCGCGACGGCCAGGGCGCTGACAGATGAGGCCGGCGACGACATGACGCTCGACCAGATGCTCGCCATAGCCGAGTTCGCCGACCAGCCCGGCACCGTCGACAGGTTGCTGGCCTGCCGCGGGGCGTTGGAGTTCGACAACGAGCTACGCCGCGCGCGACGCGACAGGGACGTCGCCGAGAAGGTGTCCGCCTGGCGTCAGGCCGCGGCGGAGGCCGGCGTCGAGCTGCTCGACTACGAGGCGCCCGACCTGCGCGACGGCAGGAGGTTCCGCTACGACCTGAAGACCTCGCAGCCGGCCGACATCGGGAGGATCCACGAGGAGGAGCCCGACGTGGAGTTCGCTCTGTCGGCGAGTTCGGCGATGGTCTACCCGTTCTCGCCCGTCGAGGACGGCGAGGGAGACGAGGACCCCGAGCGCGAGGAGCTCGAGCTCGCCGCCGCGCGCCTGCGCGACTCGATGGAGGCCGCCTTCAGGCAGATCTCGTCGTGGTTCGAGGCCCGTTGCCTGAAGGTCGGGGCGGCGAGCGTGCCTCACCTGCGCGACGTGCTCGTCGACGGGTTCGAGGAGGCCGTCGAATACGGCGAGGTCGAGGAGGCGTTCCCGTCGCTGGCGGACATCGACAAGGGCTACTCGCGTGTCGACTACGCCGTCGGGTACCTGCAGCGGTTCCCGTGGGACATCCCGTCGCACGAGACCGCGCTCGGCATCGTCGAGGGCAAGGAGATGTGGGCGACGAGGTCCGTGCCGGACATGGCCCAGCTGTTCGAGCTGGCGGCCGCCGACGGGTTCCGGTTCGACGAGGAGTCGCTCCCCGCGAAGGAGGCCGTCGAGGCCTTCGCCGCGGCCGTCGAGGGGGGCGAGTGAGATGGCGTCCGTGCTGCGCGATCCGCGCAACGGGCGCATACGGATCAAGGTCTACGTGGAGGTCGACCGCGACAGCGGCCGAAAGGTCTACCTCTTCGAGTCGCTCCCGGCCGACGCGTCGGAGGCAGACGTGTACGAGGCCGAGGCGCGGCTCGAGGCCCGGGCCGCCCTGCAGCGCAACGCCGGGGTGGTGCTCACGCTCGACGGGCTCGTCGACTGGTACGTCGGCGAGTACGGCTGCTGCAGCCTGGCGGCGTCGACGGCGAAGGCGTACCGGTCGAAGTACATGCGCCACGTGTCGCCGCTGATCGGCGCGCGAGACGCCGCCGAGGTGACCGCCGCCGACGTCGTGAAGGCGCTCGCCGACGCCGTGCGCGGCGCCAGGCTCGAGCCCGTCTCGCCGGCCACGGCCAACGCGATCCGCGCGGTGCTCAACGCCGCGTACCGGGCCGCCGTGCGCGCCGGCATGCTCGCCGTGAACCCCGTCGACGCGGTGCGCCGCATGCGCGAGACGCGCGCGGTGCGGCCGCAGGCGTTCGGGCCCGACGAGGTCATGGCCATAACCGAGTGGGCCTCGTCGGCCGTCACGGGCGGCCTGCCCGACGACCCGACGCCCGACGAGTTCGACGACTTCGTCGTGAAGCAGGCGGCCATGCTCGCCCTGGCCACGGGGCTGCGCGTGGGCGAGGTCTGCGCGCTCGAGGCCCGCGACCTGGCGCCGGCGCGCCACGGCGGCCCGACGCTGAGCGTGGCCGGCACCGTGAGCGAGGCCGGCGGCCTGCACGCCAAGCCGCCGAAGTCGGGCAAGGCGCGCGTCGTGGCCATCGACGAGGGCACGTACCGGCAGCTCGCCGACATGCGCTCGGCGGTGTGCGCGGCCGTGGGCCCGACGCCGTACCTGTTCCCGACGCACCGCGGCCGCATGCGCAGGCCGCGCACGGTCTCGGAGCGGTTCTCGGGCGCGTGCTCCGGCATGGGCCTGGGCCCCAGGAGGTTCCACGAGCTGAGGCACACGCACGCCACGGCGCTGCTCGAGGGCGGCGCGTCGGTGCAGGCGGTCGCCGAGCGGCTCGGGCACTCCGACCCGTCAGTGACCATGCGCGCCTACGCGCACGTGCTGCCGGGCGTCGACCGCCAGGCGGCGGAGCGCCTCGCGCGCGACCTGCGCGGGCTGGCGGGGGGCGCGTCCCATGGCTGAGCTTGACCCGGAGAAGCGCCGCAGGCTCGACGAGGCCATGGAGGCCGCGTACGCCAATCTGCAGGCGAAGTGGGAGCGCGAGCGGCCGGCGGTGCCGGAGCCGCGCGAGACGTACGTCATGGAGTTCTACTGCACGTACAGCGAATTGAAGGACATACAGCTCGCCGTGAAGTGCTTCTGCATCGGCCGCAAGCGCTGCTACCTGAAGAGGAGGGGGGACGAGTCGTGAAGGGAAAACGGTTCTATAGCGTCCCCTACGACGCGCGCAACGACCCAGTGATGATGAGGGTCAGGCTGACATGCGGCGGCATAGTCGCGTTCGGGCGCTGGCAGGCCCTGCTGGGCATCCTCTACGACATGGACGGCATCATCGACCTGTCCGACGAAATCATGCATAAGGTGATCGAAGCCGAGCTGGAGCTGAAGAGCGAGAAGCTCGATGAGTTCATCGACGTGCTAGTGGCTGTCGGGTGGATCGACCTGGCCATGTGGGAGATGCAACGCAAGGTGGTCAGCAACAGCGTCGTCGAGCAGCTCGACTACAACGCCGGCGGCAGGCCCAGGAAGGCGCGCCAGGAGGGCGAAGGGGACGAGAAAACCCCCGCGAAAACCTCGCGGAAAACCTCTCGGAAAACCCCCGCGAAAACCTCCGACGAAACCTAGGGCGGCGCAATTATTTAATTAATTAATTATTTAATTAAAAACCCTCGCATCATGTCGCGGGAGTCAGGAGGGAGATCCGTGAGCGGTTGCAGGCACGGCGGTCGGGACGTCTACGAGCGCCCGGTGGTCAGGGAGCAGGGGCACATGGACTGCTACCGGTTCAAGGCCGTGTTCCGCGACGCCGACCCCGTCAGCTTCGTCATCAGCCGCCGCACGGCAGACGGCGAGCGGCACCTCGACCACTTCGAGGCCGAGGACGGGTCGGTGCGCTACATGCCGCGCCCTGCGAGGGATTTCGACGAGATCAGGGAGGTGGTCGAATGAGCGGAGAGCTGGACGGCTTCGAGGTCGTCCCCGCCTCGCGTGCGTCGAGGTCGAGGATGGCGCCCGTCATGGAGGCCTTCCTCGCGACCGGCAACGACTGCATGGGCAAGGTCTACGGGGACCGGAGGCAGCTCGAGCGCGACCTGTGCTGCGCCAGGGACTGCGCGAGGAGGCTCTTCCCAGAGGTCGCGGTGCGCAAGCGCGGCGACATGCTGGTGCTGGCCAGGAGGCGGGCGTGACGGGCGGGGTGCCGCAGCCGGTCCGCAGGGGTGACGGCGCGGAGTACCCGTCGATCAGCGCCGCCGCCAGGGCCCTCGTGGCCGAGCAGGGCGTCGGCGACCCCGACATCGTGACGGGCAACATCAACCACGTCCTGCGGGGCGACATCCGCACGGCGTACGGCTACAGGTGGGAGAGGATCGAGCATGGTGAGGATGAACGAGCTGCAGGAGTTCGTCGACCCCGACGAGCCCAGGCTGATGCAGCTCAAGCCCTGCCGGAGCGATTGCATCAGGAACACGTGGAAGGGCGACTACGGCGAGGCTAGGTGCGAATGGTGCGGGACGCGGTTCACGCGCCGCCAGCACCACTCGAAATACTGCTCGAGCGCGTGCAAGGAGAAGGCGAGATGGCGCAGAAGGAGGAAACGGAGATGAGCGTAAAGGACATGATGCCCGACGAGCTGCCCGGTAGCGACTTTCATGAGAGGCGGGCATGTGCGGGGAAGGAGGGCGCGAATGACCGAGCGCATCTACAGGCTGACCACGGTCAGCGATGAGCCGCTGGGCATCAGCGTCGACGGCGGCGAGGAGGTCGTGCGGTGCCGCGATTGCAGGCACTACTCCGAGCATGAATGGGTTGTAGCGACCGACGTGGACGACGTGTGTCATTTCTGGCACGGCGAACCGACCAAGGTTAGTCCTGACGGCTTCTGCGCATGGGGCGAGCGTAACGACGATTCAGCGCCGAAAAACGACGTTAGCGAGGAGATCGTGGACGCTAACGACGCGGACAGTCGCGAGAAGATTCTAGCCGACTTGGAAAAGCTGACGCATAAGTGGCATGACTACGACGGTAATTTTATGCGCATTTACAGCGATGTCGCGTATGCGCAAGCGAAAGAACTGCTTGAACGCCAAGACGCAATCACCCGCGCCGAATTCAACAAGCCCGGTTGGGAATACTGCGAGACGTGCGTGCTGAGCGCCCAGTCCGACGCTCTCCGCGCCGAGCGCGACAACCTCGCGCACGACCTCGCCGAGTGCGAGAGGGAGCGCGAGAGGTGGCGCGGCCTGTGCTCGCGCCTGCTCGACCTGGCCGAAAAGATGAAGGCGGCCGCGGCCGCGGCCTGCGAATGACGCCGCGGCGAGGAACCGGGGAGCCCACGCCGTGGGCCCTCCTGTTCCTGCCGCTGCTGCTGCCCCTGTGGGCGGCGGCGTGGATGATTGGAGGTAGGAAATGAGAAAGGATCCGGAGCCGTGCCCGTTCTGCGGCAAGCGCGACGCGGTCTGCAAGCATTCCCGGCAGTGGGGCTACTTCGTGGCGTGCGCGTGCAAGGCCACGGGAACACCGGCGGGCAGCACGCAGGGCGCGTGGGACAACTGGAACAGGCGCGCGGAACCCGAGCAGGGGAGGCTGCCTGTATGAGATGCCCGATGACGTTCTCGGACCCGTGCCAGGACCGCGACGAGGAATGCCGGCGAGACTGCGCGTGGCTCGTCGAAGCCGACACGGAGACCAGGAACGAGAAGTTCCGGAAGAGGTACGCCTGCGCGATCGCCGGCAAGAAGGCCGCGAACTTCGCGGTGGGCGAATGGGAGAAGTTCGGGTGGGCGCGATGACGAGTGGCAGCGACCTGAAACCGTGCCCATTCTGCGGGAGCAAGGCAACCGTCCACTCATGGTGGAGCGACATCGAGGAATGCGGCGTCGCGAGCATCGGGTGCTCGAGGGAGTCGTACGCCAGCGGCTACGAGTGCGCGCGCATCCACGTGATGCGCGTCGACGAGAAGACGGCGCTGAAGGATGCGGTGAGAATCTGGAACACCCGCACGCCCGACCAGGCAATCGCCGCGACGCTCGGCGGGGTAGGTTCCGAGGTAGGTTCCGAGGTAGGTTCCGAGGTCTGCGGCGGGAAGCTGACAGCCGAGCAGGTGCGCGAAAGCATCGAGCGGCATTTCGGTAAAGTGGCCGTGCTCGATGACGGCAAGCCCGTCGAATGGCGCGATGACTGGGTATGCAAGGTCGGCATCGACTATAAGGGCATCACCGACGAACTGAACGCGGCGCTGGGCGCTGGTGAGTGCGAGGTCGAATGCTTCGATGACGGGGTGGACGAGGGCATGGACGGCGAGTGGTACAGCTACGCGCCGCCGACATGGTACTTGTCGTGCGGTCATGATGTGCAGGGCACCGAGCGGCCGAATTTTTGCGTCGTATGCGGGAAGGCGGTGAAGCGATGAGCACACTGAGAACGCGATGGGCGCAGCTGCGCGAGCAGCTAAGCAAAGCGACAATCGACGCGCTGGATCAATTTGCCGAATGGCTGAGGAGGTGAAGCGATGAGCGAGTTAGACGGCACCAGGACAATCAGCATCCCGACGTTGTCGTTCAACTACGTGGACAACTGCCTGGAATCAATCGGGACGTGCGGCGAGCTGTACTACAGGGAGCGCGGGGCCTGCGTCCCTTATGCAGGCACCCGCTGGCACGAGCTGTTCGGCACTCCCGAGAGGGCGGCGCGGACGATTGCGAAATGGTGCGCTGAGAACGACGGCTCATGCGCTGGATGCCCGTTATTCATGTACGGAGTCGGAATAAAGCATTGCGAGCAAGACGAAGACGATATGCCGTCGCTGCTCGAATGGCTGAGGGGTGATGCGTGATGGCTTACCCGATTAGCGCATATTTCGGGCGGGACACGCACGCCCTGCTCAGCCGTTGCACGTACTGCGGCAAGCCGTACAACGAAGCGGAACGCTGGCACACTCTGCAGACCAGCATCGCGAAGGTGGACGCATGGTTGATCGCGTGCGACAAGTGCTACCGCGAGACGGCATACGAGCTGAGGGGTGATGCGGAATGAGTGACATTCACCGTCAGATGCACTTGCGGACGCGAAAGGAGCACCGGTGCGCGTATTGCGGCAGCACGATCGCCAAAGGCTCCGTCGTGCTGTGCGAGCACGGGGTCTACGATCATCAGCCGTACAGGAGATATGCGTGCGGCAAATGCGAGCCGCACGTCGACGCGTTCTGGAAATGGTGCCGTTACGAATGCGAGGATCCGTTAGACGAGAGCTTCGCGTATTTCCTCGAGTTGGAGAGTGAATGATGACCATCAAGTCCCTCGTGCCCGATGGCTTCAAGTCGAAGGCGGTCGACCCTGGCGGCAAGCGCAAGCGCGAGAACAGGCGCAGCGACGCCGAGCGCCTGGCGGCCGAGCCCTGGCGGGCCGACGGCTACGGCAAGCGCTACCGCAAGGCGAGGCAGCAGGTCATCGAGCGCCAGGGCGGCAGGTGCGCCGTCACCGGCAAGGTGGTGGCAGAGAAGCGCGGCGGCACCTGGCGCATCACCGAGCCTGGCGCCGGGGTGCACCACAGGGTCGCGCTCTGCGACGGCGGCACCGAGGACCCGTCGAACCTCGTCCTCCTGTCGGCCAGCGCACACGCGCTCGTCGACGCGCAGCGCAGGCGGAGCCAGGGCGGGTAGCTCATCCTCCGCGACACCGCACGGACCACGACAGGGCGCCCACCGGGCGCCCTTCTCATGCCCGCCGGCGGCACGCGCCCCGCCGCGCGACCCACGGCCGCCGCGTGATTCCCCGAAAGATTCCCCGATTTCCCCAGACGTTCCACCTGATTCCCACCGCGAGCGGCGATGACTCGCCGGCATCCCGCGCTCGCGGCGTAGAACAGCCAATTCTACGCGGGATTATGCGACGCCGAGGATGGTTTCCGAGGGGCGGGGAGAGGGGTCGAAAAAAGCGCGGGAGCCCCACGGGCCACCGCGCGCCACTCTCACGTTTCCGAGCGTGCGAAATTGAGGTTTCCCGAGTGACACGCCACCGTCAAAGCCCATCCTCTGCGCCTCTCCCAGATAAAAAAGTTAATGTAAAGTATTTACAAACGTAAAATAAAGGTATAAACTTTACAACAGAGAGAAGCAAAGAGGAAAGGAACGGAGATGGCGGGCTACCACGACACGATCAACACCATGAAGAGGGATTACAAGGCGGGTAGGCTCGCCATCGAGCGCGACGGGGGCAAGGTCATCTTCAGCGGTTCGACGTACGGCTGCAAGGAGATCATCAAGGGCATGGTATCCGCTTCTAGCGTCGCCACCTGGAACAAGTCGGAGAAGCGATGGGAGCTCGACGCCGACGATATCAAGAGCAGCTACATCGCGCTGCTGGAGGAGATCACGGGCGGCGAGCTCGTCGAGTTTGCCGGTTACGTGAACGGCAAGCCGGTTTTCAACTGGAAGTAGGTGGCGAGATGGCGAATACGATCACGGCGACGATGGCATCCGAGGTCCTGGGGCTCTCCCGCATGAGGGTGAACCAGCTCATCAACGAGGGCAAGCTGCCCGCGCAAAGGGCCGGGAAGTACTGGCTGCTCGACGAGGACGCCGTCATGCTGATGGCCGCGGAGCGAAACGGGTACGTGTACCACGACGGCTGCCTGTACATGCTCCTCGGCGAGGCGATGCCCGATGACGCGGGCGGCTATGTTGCCGACGCCCTGCGCAAGGGGGACGAGAGGGACGAGGACGGCTACGTGCCGCTGTACCGGGCGACGTGGGCGGCGCCGGACGACGGCGATGTGGACGCGATCGACTGGGCGATGCCCGATGACGTCGAGCAATACGATTACGTCGACATGTCGGTCCCGTCGCCCGACGACCAGATCTGGGAGGATGCCCGCCGACTGTCGAGATGGGGCAAGTACCCCGCGACGTACTCGGCGAACGTCAGGCGCGTGACAAGCTTGCCGAACGCCCTGCTCGCCAAGCTGGACGCGAGGGACATCGCGGCCCTGGTCGACGCGTTCCGCGACGCCTATCACGACGGCGACGAGGCGGGAAGGTCGCGCAACGGGAAGGAGCCGCGATAAGCGGCCCCCTCCCGTACTAAAAAACTATCTGTTTCAACCCATTGGCGCCCGCTTCGGTGGGCGCCTCGAGCATGCGACCGTGCACGCATGCCGACGAGACGATCCTACCACATCGCCGACCACGGCGACACCCCACGGGTGACACGCCTGCGAGAATCGCCGCTCCGAGGAAGGAGGACGATGCTCAAGACGATGACGTGCCGGGTCTGCGGCAGGGAGTTCCAGGCCCGGCACACGCCCGCGTACTACTGCTCGAACGCCTGCAAGCAGAAGGCGAAGCGCCGCCGCCAGCACAGACCCTACGAGCCGGTCGAGCCGCCCAGGCGCCCCGCGCCCGACCAGCCGGCGCCGCCAGCCGACTGCGTGTCGGCCGTCCAGGACGCCCAGCGCGTCGCCAACGACCTCGGCCGCCTGTCGGCGACAGCGCCCTACCAGCTGCGCCCGAGGTTCGCGCGCCTGGCCGAGGCGTTCGCGGCCGCATTGGAGGCCGAGGGCCTATGACGAGGGGGAGGAAGCCGCAGGCGGACGCGCAGCGCAGGGGCGGCCACTCGCCGGAGCCCGAGCCCGTGCTCGCGCAGGCGCTCCCGCACGACGCGCCGCTGAAGCCGCCGACCGTGGCGGTCAACCCCGTCATGTCGGAGGCCTGGGACACACTCGTGGGCGCCGCGCCGTTCCTCACGGCCCAGGACGCGCCCCTCGTAGAGAGCTACTGCTACTGGTACGCCGTGTTCCGCCAGGCGCTCGAGCAGACGATGACCCTGGACGGCCGCGTGATGACCACGGTCGCCAAGCGCGACCCCGAGACCGGCGAGCCGGACCCGACCACCGCGAAGCCGAACCCCGACCTGCGCACGGCCGAGAAGGCCACGACCATGCTGCGCCAGATCGCCGACACCCTGAACATCTCGCCGACCTCGCGCATCCGCACGAACATCATGGCGGTCATGGCGGCGTCGAGCGCCGAGGAGCTCGCGCGCAAGACCGACGAGGGCTACAGGAAGTTCAAGGCCGCCCAGGCGAAGGGGGCGCTGCCGCGATGATGCGCACCAGGGGCGTCCGCCCGTCGAAGAGCGGCCTGGAGGAAGCCGGGCGCCGCGAGTACTTCGCGGCCACCCACCTGCGCCACGCGGGGAACAAGCCCGAGTGGTACGGCAAGCCGTTCTTCCTCGAGTCGTTCCAGCGCGAGTACATCTGGAACCCCGTGTTCGGCAGCGGCCGCATGGTGCGCCGCTCCGACGGCGAGCGCGTTTTCCGGCGCAAGTACTCGACGGCGCTCATAGGCATGCCGCGCGACTTCGGCAAGACCGAGCTCATCTGCGCGATGCTGCTCTCCGAGGCCAACGTGAACCCCGTGCACGAGGGCCAGTACGGCATCGTGGCCTACGACGAGACGCAGGCCAAGAAGATCATGAAGACGCTCGCCGCCATGGTGCGCCAGGACCGCGACCTCGACGCGCTGTGGGAGCCGATGAAGGGCGAGGCGGTGAACCGCGAGACCGGCGCCGTCATCAAGGTCTTCCCGTACTCCGAGGGAGCGGTGCAGTCGTGGCACTTCAACGCGCTGATCGCAGACGAGCTGCACGTGTGGGCGGACGACTCCGTGTGGAGCGCCATCGTCTCGGGCATGGGCCAGGTCGAGAACTCGCTGCTGCTCGCCATCACGACCGCCGGCGAGCAGCGCTCGGGGCTGCTGTGGGACCTCCTGCACGGCAGCGAGGAGGTCACGTGCATACTCGACGACCCCGCCGGCTACTGCTGGTGGTGGGGCGCCGACGAGGACGAGGACATCGACGACGAGCGCATGTGGGCGCGCCTGGCGCTGCCGTCGTGGATCACCGTCGACAACATCCGCAAGCTGCGCAAGAAGCTCTCGCGCAAGAACTTCGAGCGGTACGTGCTCAACCGGTGGCCCACGTTCAAGCAGGCGGGGCGCGCCATGCGCCCGGGCGACATCCGGGCGTGCTGCCGCATGGAGTCGGCCTTCGACTTCGAGCGCCCGTTCTGCCTGGCGATAGACGGCGCCACGAGCGGCGACGCCTTCGCGCTCGTGGCGCACCAGGTCGACGACGAGGGCGTCGACCAGTACCACGAGTGGGTGTACGACACGCCCCCGGAGGAACTCGGCTACTACGACATCGCGCAGGTGGGCCAGCTCGTCGCCGGCATCTGCCAGCGGTACCGATGCCCGGTGGGCATCGACCCCGCGCGCCTGCTGTACTGGGCGAACGTGCTGCAGGACGAGTACGGCGTCGAGGTGTACGCCGTCAAGCAGAACAACGAGATCATGTGCGCCGCCAGCTCGCTGCTGGTGAACTCGGTGCGAGCGCACCGCTCCGCGCTCGGCGGCTTGCCGAAGCTCGCGGAGCACTGCGGCAACTGCATCGAGGTCGAGCGCCAGCCCTACGGCACGCGCCTGGGGTCGGAGCGCCACGGCCAGGGCTCGCAGCGCATCGACGCGGCCATCGCGGCGGCCATGGCCAAGTGGATGACGCAGACCATGCCGCGCCCCGTCGACTTCGCCTCGCGCGGCGGCTTCTTCACGATTTAGGCGCAAGCGGGTGACACCCCTGGGAAACTCCCATTCGCCACCGACGATGGGAGGATGATGAGGACGTTACGCGAGTACGTCGGCGACGCCATGCTCGCCGCGGCCGAGCGGCGCGGCAGGCCGCCCGACCCGCCCGCCCCGCGCGCCGAGATGACGCCGGGCGGCCGCTACACCCAGATGGACCTGCTCGACTCGCTGCCGGCCAAGGCGCGCGTCGAGCGCTACGGCGCCATGATGTCGAGCGATTTCATGGCATGCGAGACCGTGAAGGCCAGGGCGGTGCGCTCGCTGCCCGTTCACGTGATGAGGAAGGGCGCGAACGGCCCCGAGCCGGCGCCCGACCACCCGCTCGAGCGGGTGCTGCGCCGCCCCAACGCGCTCATGTCGTGGGGCGACTTCGCGGCCTGGGCGACCATCCGGCGCGACGTGATGGGCACGGCCTACGCGCGCGCCTACCGCGACGCGCTCGGGCGCATCGTCGAGATCAGGCCCGTGCTCGGCGCCGTGAGCGTGTCCTTCGACCGCGCGACCGGCACGGCCGTGTACTCGGCGCGCCAGGACTACTACAACGACCCCTGGACTTGCCGCGAGGACGGCCTCCTGGTGCTCAAGACCGACTCGAGCGAGGACGGGGGCAAGACGGGCCGCTCCATCGCCGAGCAGGCGGCCGAGGACATAGGGCTCTCCATCGACCTCACGCGGTTCTATCGGGCGCTGCTCGAGAACGGCAACCACTTCCCGGGTTACTTCGAGACCGAGCAGAAGCTCACGGTCGAGGACATCAAGGCGATCCGCGCGAAGCTCGACGCGATGAAGGGCCCCGACGGGGCGGGCGGCACGCCGATCTGGGACGCCGGCCTGAAGTACCGGGAGGTCTCGCTCAAGCTCGACGGCATGAACCTGGTCGAGCAGGAGCGCTTCGTGCTCGAGAAGGTCTGCCGGGCGTGCCATGTCGACATGCACCACGTGTTCGCGGACTCGGGCGCCGCGGCGACCGCCGCCCAGGGCGCCGACCTGGATTTCGCGAAGCACACGGTGCTCCCCGACGTGCGCGGGTGGGAGGACGCGTTCCAGGTGCTGCTCGACCGCGCGGCGTCGCTCGGCGGCGGGGCGGGCGAGTTCTACGTGAAGTTCAACCTGTCGGGCCTCGAGAGGGCCGACATCAAGACGCGCATGGAGGCGCACCGCATCGCGGTGTACTCCGGCATCTACACGAGGGCGCACGCATGCGAGCTCGAGGAGATCCCGTGGCTGCCGGGCCAGGACAGGCTCCTGCAGCCGACCGCCTACTACGTGGTCGACGAGGACGGCGAGCCGTACGTGCCGGCGGAGCGCACGTCGGGCACGTCGGGCCAGTCCGACGGCGTGAGCGGCATCGACGAGAAGGCCGTGGCCGACAGCGTGGCGCTCATCGCGGCGCAGGCGCGCTCGCGGGTGGCCGCCAGGGCGGCGGCCGACGGCGACACGCCCAGGACGCGCGCGTTCGCGGCCGACGTCATGCGGCCCGTCGCGCAGGCAGCGGCCATGCTCGGCCACGAGATCGACTGGGAGAGGGCAATCGACGAAGAGATAGAGAGGTGCAGGCATGCCTAGGGACAACGACCACGGGTGGTGGCGCGTCGCTCGCGACGAGGCGGACGCCATCGACATCGACATCTACGGGGACATCGGCGAGCGCCGCGACTGGTGGACCGGTGAGAAGGAGGGGATCGGCGCGAAGGCGTTCCTCGACACCCTGCGCGCGGCGCGCGGCAAGGCCGTGAACCTCCACGTCAACAGCGGCGGCGGATCGGTCAACGACGCCTACGCCATGATGACCGCCATCCGCAACCACGACGCGAAGGTGACCGCCTACATCGACGGCCTGGCGGCGTCGGCGGCCTCGTTCCTGGTGGCGGCCGCAGACGAGGTGGTGATGAGCTCGGTCGCCTGGATGATGATTCACAAGGCCTCCATCGTCGCATGGGGCAACGCCGACGAGCTGCGCGCCGAGGTCGAGTACCTCGAGAAGATAGACGCGCAGCTGGCCGGCATCTACGCGCGGCGCAGCGGCACGCGCGGCGAGGACGAGTTCGCCGGCGCCATGGCCGAGACCACCTGGTTCACCGCCGACGAGGCGGTCGAGTGGGGGCTGGCCGACCGCGTCGAGGAGGCGGTCGCCGCCGCGGCGTGCTTCACCATGGACCGCGCGACGCTCGACAGCGCCCCGCGCGACGCCTGGTTCAGCCTCAACGACGACAGCACGGGCCCGCTCGTCAAGGGCAAGCCCGGCGTGTACGTGACCGGCACGACCGACACCGCCCTGGCGGTGCTGCCGGGTGACACATCCGAGAACATGGGCCCCGCAGGCGACAGCACCGCCGAGCCGGAGCCGGCGGGAGCGGAGGCCCGCGTCGTCGCCATAGGTAACAGGGTCCTGAGGATCAGGACGTCAACCAAGGAAAGGGGCAAGAATGCCTAGACTCGCAGAGATCCAAGACCGCCTCGCGACGCTGCAGGCGGAGTTCGACGGCATCACGGCAGGCGGCGAGGTGACGCCCGAGGCCGCTGAGCGCGCCGCCGAGCTGAGCGGCCGCATCGCCGAGGCGCGCGACAGCCTCGTGGCCGAGGCCGCGGCCGTGCAGCGCGAGAATGAGCGCATGGCCGCCGAGGCGGCCGCGCACCCGCAGGAGGCGCTGCGCGACGCCGCCGAGCTCATCTTCGGCGCGCGCGACGCGTTCCGCGGCATCGAGCCGGGGTGGAGCACGTCGGTGCCGACCGCCGACCTCGCGCGCGCGACGCGCATGGTGCGCAACGCCGTGAGCGGCCTGGAGGTGCCGCACCGCTACGACTACGACCTGCCGGAGCCCATCGCGCCGGTCATGGGCTTCCTGTCGACGCTGCCGCACGGCCTGACCGACGGCCACGAGACCTACTACCAGTCGCCCGTGCTCACCAACGCGGCCGCAGGCTGGGTGAGCGGCGACAAGCCCGAGTCGTCCCTGACGTGGACGCAGGCCACGGCGCACATCGAGACCATCGCGCACCAGATGCCGGTCGCGAAGCAGACCGTGCGCCGCTACCGCCAGCTCGAGAACACGATCGTCGGCGCGCTGCTGCTCGGCCTGGAGATCGTCAAGAACCGCTACGCGGTCTCGGGCAGCAACTCGTCGGGCATCGTCGGCGCGCGCAACATGACGGGCACGCTCACGTACACGAAGACCGCCGAGGACAAGAACATCCGCGACGTGGCCATGGAGATGGCCATGCGCATCCGCCTCGCCACCGGCTTCGCGCCGAACTACGTCGTGGTCTCCCCGCAGACGCTCACGAAGGCGCGCAAGGCCAAGGACCAGAACGGCCGCTACATGTACCCGGAGATCGTCTACGAGGGCAAGATCGACGGCATGACCGTGGTCGAGGACCAGGAGATGCACATCGTCACCTCCTCCGAGGTCGAGGGCCAGACGGTGACCACAGAGAGCGACGCCATGGGCGTGTACTTCTCGGGAGCGTGCTCCTGGAACACCGCCGACCCCGACGAGGTCGAGATCGGCCTGGTCGACAAGCAGTTCATCCAGAACGCCTACACGATCCTGGCCGAGGGCACGCACGCGCTCAAGGTCACGTTCCCGGCGGCGTTCTGCTGGTGCGCTTCGGTCTAAGGGGGTGCGGGAGATGAGCACGTTCGGCATGTACACCGCGCCCGAGCGCGTCGAGCGCGAGGGCAGGCTCGTCTGCTTCGCCGGCGAGCGCATGACGACGGCCGAGGCGCAGCGCCGCGGCCTCGTCGACGGGGACGGCCAGCCTGTGCCCGAGCCGCAGCCGGAACCCGAGCCGGAACCCGAGCCCGAGCCCGACCGCAAGGCCGAGCTCATGGCCATGAAGCGCGACGAGCTCGCCGCCATGGCCGAGTCCCTCGGCTGCGACGTGGCCAGGGACGCGAACAAGGACACCCTCGCGACCGCCATCGCGGCGGCCGAGAAGGGGTCGGAGCAGTGACCGCCCTGTCGGCAGGCAGGGTGACGAGGTGGGCCGCCGGCGACGGCGGCCTCGCCGCGCCCGGGGGATCGCTCGACGAGGCCGCCGCGCTCGAGGCGCTGCCGAAGCTCGGCGTGCACGTGGTCGAGGTGGGCGGCGAGGCCTACGAGGTCGAGCGCGTGGGGTCGCGGTACTGCTCCGTGGCCGACATGCGCGCCTACGCCGCCGCCAACAACGACGCGTTCGCCGACGCCTCCGCGTACCCCGACGACGAGATGCTCGCGGCCATCCAGGCCGCCGAGGAGGCCATCGAGGACGCCTGCGGCCGCAGCTTCTGCCTGAGGGCGCGCACGGTCGCCCTCGCCGGCACGGGCGGGCTCGAGGAGCTGCCCGAGGTCGACGCGAGGTCGCTGTCGGCCGGCACGCTGGTGGGGGACCGCCAGGCCGTCGCCGACGCGCCCGCCGAGGCCACGCTGGTCTACGGCGCGCGGGGGTCGGAGCGCTGCCGCCAGGCGTGCATGCGCCTGGCCGCCACGTACCTGCGCCCGCGCTCGGGCGCCGAGAACGCGCGCGGCACGTCGGTCGACGGCGTGTACGTGAGCTACGAGCTGGCGACCGGCGCCGAGGGGAGCTGGACGGGCATCCCCTACGTCGACTCGTTCATCGAGTCGGCCCGGTCGCGCCGGGTGGTGGTCATGTGAGCGCCGTGAGCCCGGTTGCATGGCCCGCCGTCGCGCGCGTGCACGCCGACGTGGCCGCCCTGTTCGCCGAGTCGGCGAGCCTCATCCCGGGCGTGCCGCGCCCGCGCGTGACGCTCGACCTGCCGGCCGGCGACCCGGAGCCGTTCCACGTGTTCACGCTCTCGACCGCCGACTCGTTCGCCGTGGAGGGCGCGCTCTCCAACGGCACGGTGAGGCTGTCGTTCGACGTGCAGGTGGTCTGCGTGGCCACGGGCCCCACGGCCGAGGCCGCCGCCGAGGCGGCCAACGCCTACCAGGCGCTCGTGATGCAGGTGCCGCTGTGCGACCCGCTGCTCGGCGGGTGCGCGAACGAGGTGGGCGCGCCCCAGGTGGCCGACCACCGCGTCTGGCAGGACGCCGACGGCCGCAGGCACGCCGGCTACAGGCTCGCCATGAACGTCTCCGTGAACGTCTCGCCCAGCGCCGAGGCGCGGGCTGTCATAGAAAGGATCGACAATGAACCGTAACTACGGCATGTTCGGCATCGGGGTCCAGACGGGCCCCGCGGCCGCCGAGCCGGCGGCCAGCTTCCCGGCGAGCTCCGACTCGCCCGGCATCGACGCATCGACCACGAGCGCCCCGGCGCGCGTGACCAACGGCCGCCGCGACACCACGATAGACCGCTACATCTCGGGCAGCGAGTCGAAGGCGACCGTGACCACGCTCGCCTTCCCGCGCATGCTCGGCCTGCTGCTCTACTCCGCGCTCGGGCGCGTCTCGACCACGGGCAGCGGCCCGTACACGCATGACGTGACGATGGGCGAGAGCATCCCGGCGCTGACGTTCACCCAGCAGGTGGGGGCATCCGACGCCGCCCTGCAGACCCTCGACGGCTGCAAGGTCAACAACGTGACCATAGAGGCCGAGGGCACGACGCCCCCGAGCGTGCAGATGGAGCTCGCGGGGTGCGCCGCGAAGTGGCTCGCCGGGACGTCCTGGCAGGGCCAGGCGTTCGACGAGTCCGAGGGCTACTACCGAACGACCGACGCCGAGGTGCTCTTCAGCCTGACCGACGGCAACGCCGTGGCAGTGCCGGCCTCCGTGGTGCTCTCGAAGCTGTCGCTGGCCATCGCCAACAACGTCTCTGCGGGCACGGGCCTCGGAGAGGTCGAGCCCAGGCTCCAGCAGGAGGGCGCGGCGACCGTCACGTGCTCGCTCGAGGGCACGACCGACTCGACGGACCTCTACCGCGCCGTGAAGACCGGCAGCGCGTCGGGCACCGAGATCGCGAAGACGATCGTGACGGGCGCCCTGCAGGTCACGTTCCAACACTCCAGGAACGCCGCGTGGAGCTTCACGGCGAAGCTGCCGGCCATCCCCTGGACCATCGAGGCGATGAACGTCTCGGTCGAGGGCGGCCCGTTCGACCTGCGCCTGTCGACCGACGGCGCCATCGCGGTGAACGGCACCTCCATCGAGTTCCTGATCGTGAACGGCGTCCAGTCGTACACGGTCCAGGGCTAGGGGGCGGCGAATGGCTGCGAGGAAGCAGAAGGCGCAGCGCGGCGCGCTCGAGGTGACGGTGGTGTTCGAGCCCCTGGCGGGCGGCGCGCCCGTCGAGGGCGTGACGACGCCGAGCATGTGGGCCGTCGCCGACGAGTGGTGCGACACGCTGCGCGCGGACGGCTCGCACACCGACCGGTGGATCGAGCTGAAGATGGTCGACGCCATCTGCCTGCAGGCCGCCCAGGCCGAGGGCCTCATGAGGGGAGGGGCGCCGACGCTCGCGAGGATTGCCGAGCTGAAGAACCTCTACTCCTACGAGATGACCGACGGCGGGGACGGCGGGGACGCCGACCCAAACGCGCAGGCGCCCGCCGGGGAAGCCTAGCGGGCGGGATGTGCACCGCCCTCGCCGCGGCATGCGGCGGGACGCGCGCCTGGGCGCTCGAGCTGCTGCGCGCCCACCCGCGCACCTTCGACAGCTTCTGGCTCGACGCCTTCGGCGCGCCGAAGG